AACTGGTACTTGAGTAGTAACTGGTGGTTGAGTAGTAATTGGTGGTTGAGTAGTAACTGGTGGTTGAGTAGTAACTGGTACTTGAGTTGGAACTGGTGGTTGAGTTGGAACTGGTGGTCGAGTGGTAATTGGTGGTTTAGTTGAAACTGGCGGTTGAGTAGTAATTGGTGGTTGAGTAGTAACTGGTACTTGAGTTGGAACTGGTGCTTGAGTAGTAATACATGGTTGAGTTATAATAGGTGCTTGAGTTGGAAAATATGTTATTGAATAAATTAAATAAGAATGCGAAATATAAAATTTATTAAAATTAATTAATAAGATTAAAATAAAATGATAAAGATTCATATTATAAAAATTAAAGATATTAGTTTATAAAATAGATTAAATTAAATATTTAAATGAGAATTAATAAAATAATGTTTTTATTAATGCATAAAAAAATAAAATTTTTAAAATTGATAATTTCTAGTTTAAACATTTTATATCTTTTTATGGTTTATTTTGTTTAACATTAAAGTAATTAAATTATTATTTTAATAATTTACCAAATTTTGATTCTAAATTTATTTCTGTAATATATTCATTATTATTTTTTATTATTGCTTTATGTAAATAATCTAGACCTAATGCTTTAGATAAAATTTGATCAGATTTATTTGGAATATTTATTTGGATATTTTCAAAGAATATTTTTTTTAATGGGAACAACTCATTCTGTAATATATCATAAGATGTATTACAGTGTCCAGATTTCATATCTGGATATTTAAATCTATTATCTGTATTATATAATATATTATCGATATTTTCATACATAAAAATATCTATATGGATATTTGGATCTAAATCATCTAAACTATTTGATTTATTATCAATTTGCCAATATTGTTTTGTTCTTTTATTTTTTTGTAAACGTATATTAAATTGTTCAAATATATGTTTATTTTTTAAAAGGTTTCCTTCATCTGAATATAATATACCAATATCTATATCATTATCCCATTTAATCATATTGTTATTTCTTATTGCTCCCAATAATGAACCATTTTCAATCCACCATGGTATATGAATGATATCTAATATAGATATTAATTTTTTAAATAATTTTAATAATTTTATTTTATATTCTGTATTTATAAAATATAATAATATTAATTGGTAATTTAAAAATTCATATAGTTCTTTAATATTAATATATTCATTAATAACTATTATATTATAATGTTTTATGTCTAATTGTAAACTATTAATAAAATTATTATTAATTTGTAAAGTATTATTAATTAGTTTAATATTATTTTTTATTTTTATATATTTATTTAAAATTTCTTTTTGTTCATTACTATTATATAATTGATTATTTATAAAAATGTAATCAAATTTAATATTTTTATAATAAATTAAATTATCAGTATAATTTTTATAATATAATATATTATATGTACTCATTTCTGATACTTTTGTATAAAATAATAAATAATATAAGATAGTAATATTATAATATTAATATTTATTATTTTAATAATGAAAAAAATAACAGATAAAGAATTCTATCATTATAATAAAAATAAATATACAGTATTGTCTATTTATAATTATATTAAAAATAATTATTTATATGATATTTGTAAAGTTATATTTGAATCTATTCAATTAATTAAAATAAATAAATCCAAATCTAATTCTCCATTACCTAATTGTGTTGTATTAGATTTAGATGAAACATTTTTATGTAATGATTTTTATAAATTTTATTTATTAGAATTATATAATTTTAATCCAAAAATAAAGAATTATTATAAATATAATATTCCTAATAATATTGGACCATTATTACCATTTGTTATAATATTATATAAATATTTATTATATCATAATATAACAATTATTTTCTTATCTGGTCGAAATAATGATTTAAAAGATCAAACAAATAAAAATTTAAATCTTTTTCATATTAAGAATTATATTTTATATCTAAAACCTAATAATTTAGATTCAGCAATATTTAAACAAAATATGATTTATCAAATTGAAAAAGAATTTAATATTTTATTATGTTTAAATGACCAAAAAGAATTTACACACCAAAATTTATTATATATGCCACAATTATATACTATCCACAATAATTAATTATTTTTTCTTTATCTAATAAATATATATTATCTTTATCTATTACTCGAATTGGTTCTGTATATATTGTACCATTACATAATTTTATAATATGGTCCATAATATTCTTTTTATTAATATTTGAAAAGTTATAAATTTGTAATATTTCTAATAAATATGCTATAAATTCTACACAATGATAATTATTATGATAATGTTTATTTAATAATATTTTTTGTATATTTTGTATATTTGATGAATATTTTATATTATCTTTATTTTTTATAATATCTGTTAATATAAATTTATTAATTTTTTTAGGGTTATAATAAGATGATATATAAACATCCCCTGGATAATATTTAATTCTATTCTCTAATTCAAATATATTTACATTATAATATAATTTATTATTATTATAAACATAATCATTATGTAGTAATTCTATTATATAATGATTATTTTTCTTATTTTTAATAACCATTCCGATATGAGAATATCTTAAATTTGAAAATAATCTATTGATTGGATCATAATCATGTGCCGAAAATAATACTAAATCTCCTGTATTTAATTTTTTTATTATATTATGAGTATATATATATTTATGTTTAATATATTCATGATTTTCATAATAATAAATCTTATTTAATTTTGATATAATATAATATAATAATATTATTAAGAATATTATTAATAATATTAATATTTTATTTAAAGTTAAATTCATTAATATTTATTTTCTTTATATTAACATTTATATTAATATGAATAAAAGAATTATTCAATCGACCCCATATATTTTACAAAATAATTATAATAAACTTCAATTAAATATTAATGAATTTGGCTATTCTCATTGTCCAGAATTAATTACGACTTTACAAAATAATATATCTAGTGAACTTTTATATAAATATTCATCTATACATGAAACTAATGAAATAAATTTAAAAAATAGTATTGTTCACTATCTTAATAATTCTATAAATACTAATAATATTATTTTAAGTAATAGTGGTGATATTAATATTTTATCTATACTTAGATTATTTTCTAAACCTAATTTAAATATTGCAAGTTTTACCCCAACATATACACAATATTCTAATATTAGTTATTTATATAATTGTAATTTTTTAGAATTTAAAATTAATTTTATTAAAACCATTACTAAAACTAAGATTAAAAAAATTATTAATAATAAATTAAATAATATTCATATATGTTTTATTTGCAATCCAAATAACCCAACAGGTGCTATTTGGAAGATTAATACATTATTATATTTATTTATAACTTATCCTGATATTATTTTTGTTATTGATGAAACATATATTGATTTTTCAGATTTATATAATAAAAAAATTAAATCAGTTATCCCATTTATAAATACATTCTCTAATATTATTATTATGCGATCCTTTTCTAAAGCATTTGGTTTAGCTGGTTTAAGATTAAGTTATTTATGTAGTAATGAATCTATTATTAAAAATTTATATAAACTTATAAGTCAAAAAGATATTACAGAATTATCTAAATTATCAGGTAATATAATATTAAATAATTTAGATTTTTATAAAACTCAAATTAATAATATGTTTTATGATAAATATCAATTAATTTTATTTTTAAAAAATAATAAAATTCGATATTTAAATTCTTATACTAATTTTATTTGTATTTATATTGGTACAAATATTCAAAAAATATATAAAAGTTTTAATCAAAATAATATTTTAGTTAAAATATTTCCTAAAACTATATTAAAATATTATTTAAGATTAAATATACAAAAAAATACGATTCATTTAATTATTCAGATTTTAAATAATAATAAACAATTAATATTTCGCTAATGTATTATAATAAATAATATTTTTATTATAATAATTTGATGTTAAAAATTCATTATGTAAAATTTCATATGGATATTTATAAATTTGATTTTGTAAAACTAAATTTGTAAAATATTTACATAATTGATTTGTTGGTATATTATCATTAATAATTTTTATTTTTTTTAAAAGATAGTATATTAATGTTATACATGAAAATTTATTATATTTAGTAAAATCTATATTATGTACAAATGATAAATAATGTTCTAAACCACTCATTCTTTTATAATTTATATTAAAATTTTGTAAAATATTTTCTTGATCTTTTGTTAATTGTTTTCTTAAATGTGATATATAAACATTTCCTGGATAATTCTTTAATCTTTCCTTTAAATCTATTTTTATAATGTTTTTATATTTTTTATTATTAATAATAATATCAGTATTGCATTCTAAACAGTATAATTTTTTATTTTCTTTTACAACAATTCCATAATGTTGAAATTTTATATTATTATATACTCTACATATTGCCCATGGATAATAAGCATTAAATAATAATAAATCACCTGTTTTAATTTTATCTTTAATATTTTCATAATGATTAAAATTAAATTTATAATTATTTTCACATTTTAGATAATCAATGTCTGGAATTAAATTTTTATATATATGATATATAATAAATATTAAATAACATATTGACAATATTAAAATATATGTAAAACAATTCATTTTTTTTATATTATTACAAATATAGAAAAATTAAACATTTAAACAATATTTTAAGTTTAAATAATAAATTCATCTAAATATTAAGATTAATTATCCCTGCTATTTAATGTTATATTAGTTATTTTTTTTAGTATTTTGTTCAATTTCTAAAATTAAATTTTCATAGACAGAATTTTTAAGAGTTGGAAAACTAATAAAATTTTTAAATTATGGTTTTTTTAATGCCAATATTAAAATGTCATTTTATTATATTTGTATTTAAATATTAAAAAGAATAATAATTAACATAATTAAAAAATAATGAATCAACTTGCCGTGATTGGATGTGGATATGTTGGATTTTCGTTAATTAAAACATTTAAAAGTATATTTAATATTATAGGTTATGATATTTTAGAATCTAGAATAAATGAATTAAAAACAAATTATAAATTTAATAATGTAATTTATACAAATACTGAATCAGATTTAAAAAATTGTAATATATTGTTTTCTTTGTTAAAAGCACATCAATAATTTTTAGTAAAATATAAAATAATATTAAAATTGAGAATTTATTATTTCTGGTTTAAATCCATTTACTAAAGTACATTCGTTATTTCTATAATTTAAATATTCTTGTAATTTTTCATTAAATGAAAATTTAATATCACGCTCCGGTTTATTTTGTTTAACATTAAAATTAATATACATTTGGGATAATTTTTTATTAATAATAGGTTCTAACTCTTCAGCGCTTTTATTATTATCAATTAAATATTTTTTTAGATAATTTACAAAATTAGTAAAGTTTTCATTTTTAACTCTAACATTTAAAATTAATAAATGGTCTAAAATATTATTAATAAGAGTTTGATAATCGACAGATTTCCAAGTTATTTTTTTAGTATTTTGTTCAATTTCTAAAATTAAATTTTCATAGACAGAATTTTTAAGCGCAGGGAAAACTAATAAAATTTTTAAATTATGGTTTTCTTCAACGCCAATATTAAAATGTAACTTTTCTAAAATATTAACAACTTCATCAAATAATAAAATGACTCGTTCATTATTAGAAATATATTTCTTATCAAGGATATCTAAATAAATATGACCAATATCATTAATAATCCCACGTCCAATATAAGACATATCAGTATTAATAAAAGAATTAGTATTTAATGTTAAATGAATAATATTATTAAATGAATTATCTACTGTGCTATTTAGCACATTAATATTATCATTTCCATAATTAGTAATATTAATTATATGTTTTTTTGTCTTTTCATGTTTATTTTTGTCATATGGACATTTAAAATTAACTTTACATAATTCACATTTATATTCCTTTTTGGGTGTATCACAAGAAATCTTTCGATTTTTATGACGTTGTAATTCAGAATTATATTTAAATTCTTTATTGCATTTAAAACATTTAAACATTTTGTAATTAAAACGATTTTTGTATATGTTCCGATTTTAATTTTGTATTATTTGCAAGTATATATATATACAATATCCTAATATCTAATTTAAAATATATATTGTTTGAAAAACGTCCGATAAATCGGATATCGTACAAAAAACAATAAAGTAATAATAAAAATAAAAATTTAAAAAAAATAATAAATTGTTTTTATTAAATTGTAAATATGTTAACAATGAATTA